ACAAGATGAGAGTGACGCTGCGCAAGCCGAAGCTCTCAAAGCTAAAATAGCTGAGTATCAAAGCATCTCCGAGCAGCTTGCTGGAAAAAGTTTATCTAGCGGAGAACGAAGTGCTTTAAACTCTCGTCGTGAAGCTATCGAGGCTGGGTACGATCTAGGGATACTTCGTCAAGCCATTACTCCTAAGAACGTGAGCCGGAAAATAGTTTCAGGATTTGGAAATAGAGCGGTAGGACCTGCTGTTTCTGTGTTTGACACTGGTGCGGGGACTCAGGTGTTTGACGCATCAGAAAAACTTGCAGAAGATGCAGCCTCAAACACAGGGGTTAGCTCCGAAATGGAAGCCGTTCGAGACATTGACGGCTCTGAGTTCTTCTTTACCGACGATCCCGCAACCGATGAAGCTCGGTTTGCAGCTTTTACCAAAGCCTCTGAGGACAAAGCAGCGCAAGAGTTCAGAAAACAAGAAGAAGATCGTGTTAACGCTCAAGGCGGGCTAAACTCTATGCGTCTTAAAGACTCTGAAAAAATAAGAGCTCAAAACGCGATTGTCGCTGCCGAAGTTCCAACGGGCACGGAAACAAAAGTTGAACCCGAAACGGCGAAAGAATTTAGGGCCAGAGAAGAAAAACTTACTCAAGGCAGTCTGAACTCTATGGCTATAGTTCCTGACGTTGCAGATAAAATTGAAAAGGACGACGGTGCAGGTGCCGCGGGTACAGGGAAAACCCTTTTCGCTCCTAGCACGGTCAAAGATTACCAGAAGATGTACGCAGATATGCTTGGGGGCAAAGACAAAGACAGCGCCAAGGATAAATGGAACGACTTTGCTATGATCGGGTTTGCTATCGCCGCGGGCCAAGATCCGAGTGCCTTGACCAACATAGCACAGGGCATGCTTGATGGCACGAAGATGATGAAAGAAGATAGAAGTATTGAACAGGCTCGCCAAGACAAGATTAATATGATGGCTATTCAATCGGCTGAAGAGGATCGAAGAACAGCACTTGCCGCAGGAGTAAGAGCTGACGAAAGATCACAGGATCAGGTAAATAGAATTGCTTTAACTGAGCTAGAGACCCGTCAGAGGTTGAAAGATGAAGGTCGGAAATCCGAGCAATCGTTGGAATTGTATGAAGCCAAACTTAAAATAGCGGAGATGTTTAAAACCCCAAAGAGTATTTTAAAAACCGATCCTGCACTGGCTGCTATAAGTAAAGCGTTTGACGGAATTGATTATGATATGCTGGGCTCTGACGAGACCCCTATTACTGCGTTAGAAAAAATGGGTTTTCCCGACGCACAGCTTAGAAGGTTTTCTGATATAGTGTTTCCTGGTGAGCCTTACGGTGGCGGAGCCGCCGGTTCAAATAAAGTAACACTTAACGAAATCTAGTAATACGGAGAGGAGAACTCAATGCCAACATTCCGGGAACTAGAACAAGCGGCGATTTCTCGATACGAAAGCGGCGACATCGAAGGAGCAAAGCGTTTAAAAAAACAAGCTCTTGCTCAACAGGAACACGAGTTAATAGCTGGGCAAGCAATTGCTGCATTTGAAAATGGAGATGTAAAATCAGCCAAGGCGTTGAAGAAACAAGCTCTTGATATTCTTGCCCCGTATGAGGAATCTACGTTCACGGACATCGGCCGTGGGCTGGTCGTTGCTCCTGTAACCGTGGCCCAAGGTATTGCGGAGTTTGCTGCGGCGGGCCTCGATCTCTCTTTGGGCACAGAATACGCCCGCCCTGTTACAGAGGCGTTCGAGGGTTTTAAAAAAGAACACGACCTTGACCCCAAGACTACCGCCGGCGAAGTCACCGAGGAGTTGTTGGGTTTTGGCCTTGGGTTTATCCCAATAGCGGGATGGCTGGGCCGCGCTAGTTCTGTGGCCAAAGGCGCCAACCTTGCCCGCGTTACGACTAAAGGTGCAAAGAAAGCTAAGAGTAGGTTCTTCCGTTCCGCAGATGCCTTCGGGGAATCTGCCACAGGTAAAGCTCTTCTTAAATCTAGGACGGGTTTAATCGGAACCACAGCCTTGGCAACTGGGGCCTATGAAACCCTCGTTACTCCAGATGGTCGAGCTACTATGTCCGACGCCTTTGATGTAATGCCCCTGCTTCAAACAGAAGATACCTCTCAGATGGAAGGTTCTGACCTTGCGGGTGGCATAATAAGGAACAAACTACGACGTGGATTTGAAGGAGGATTTGCCAGTTTAACATTCGACGTGGGGCTTCCTGTTGCGGGCATAGCTGCTAGGTCCTTGGGTACTGTGCCTGGTGTTTCTGCTGTGACGTCTACATTGGCGAGAACTTCTTCCAGCATATTCAACGCCGCCGGAAGACAGATAGGTAAGATTCCAGGGGTGGGAGCCAGCAAAAAGTTTCTAACGGAACAGTTAAGCGCCACCGGAACTAAGTACGCCAAGCTGGCGGAAGAGATCTTAGACGTAGAGGCCGTGGGTGCCGACGCGCAACGTACAGCGTTGAAGTTTTTTGAGGAGTGGGAGAACTCCACTGGTCAGTTTATGACCATTGTTGATGTCACCAAGAAAACTAAAAAACAGCGCGCTAAACTAGAAAAAGATTTGTATAAGTTTCTAACTGAGGCTAACAGCACCGCGCTTGACGGGTACACACCTCGCGCTAAACAAGCAGCAGAACGTATGCTTAAATTGGACCTTGATTTTCAAGATAGCATATTTAAAGAACTTGAGCTTAGACACGACGAGATGGTGCTCTCCGGCAAAGTAAACCCAGGACTTAAAAGTGCGCTTGAAGATGTCAAAGCGCACAAGGCATCTACCGCGGGCTTTCTTCGTCGCCGGTTTAAGCAATACGATAACAAGGAAGAGTTCTATAAACAGTTAGACATAGAGGGCCCAGCCTTTAAGTCAGCCTATAAAGAACTGAGAACTGCTCTTGAAAATAAAAATCTTCAAAAGCCACTTACTGGGATACAAAAACTACAGGTGAAGTTCGAAGGTGCTGTGTTTCCAGAGGCTCCCTACTCTTCAAAAGAATTGGACGAGATGGCTAGTTCCAAACTGTACGAGTACATAGGACTTGCGGGTGCAAAAGATGTGCCTGATGCAAAGAGAATCCTTACTGAATTACAAAATAGTTTTAAAGTTGGAAGAACTGAAGTCATCCAAGAAGGACGTGCTGTTGGGTTGGCCGATGACATGTTCATCAAACGTATTGAGGGTCTAGACGAGCTTCCTGAACTACGGGCGTTAAAGGGTGAGGTCATCGATCCAAAGAAAGTGTTTATGAGCACTATATCGGATATGGCTAACACCCTGGCTGGAGCAAACTTCTATCGAGGCGTGGGCCGTGAGTTAGGGACAAACCTAGAAGACGGATTGGAGAGGGTTGCAAAAGGAGAGCTCCCTGCAATCATTAGATCTGTTGATAGGCGAGGGGCCGCTACTCCCGATGTAGCAAAGGCACGTTCCGGCGCAGATGTTGGAAATGCTGGGACTGACGCAGCAATTATCGCGGCTGACGACAGATTAAAAAGTTTGGGTTACGTTAGAATTGGAATGGACGACACTGGAGAATTAACCACCGGAGTATTCGGCGGTAAATTTGCAGATATGACAGGCGCATATGTTCGACCCGAGGTTAAAGATGCGTTAACCACGCCTGCTCGAATGGGGCTGGACGGATTGGGTCAAGCTGTAGCCATTGGCGCAACGCTCAAAGGGCAAGCGCAACGTATGGCTATTGTTCCAAACCCCATCTCTCAGGTTAGAAACATCTACGGGAACTTAATGTACCTAGCCGGTAACGGGAATCTTGGCCGGGACTCTGACTTTGTGGACACGTTTCGTTTAATCGCGGCTAACGTAGACCACATGGACGATGCCGGTTTCGCTCGGTTCTCGCAAGAACTTGGGGCCTTGGGGGTTATGGACACAAGCCTAGTGACCAGTGCTTTAAGAGACTACAGGGACTTTGCTCAAAAGTTTAGTGCCAGTGAAAAAGTCTCTAATGTGTTTGGAACTATTAACAAAGCCATTCCGTTTATGAAACAATTTGAGAAGTTATATTCTGAATCAGACTCATTCTTTAAACTGATGGCTGTCTTTTCCGAGCAATCTAAGATGACCAACGCTTTGGGCAAAGCGGGTTTGGATGTACTTGGCAGCGGAGTGTCAAGTACTTCCGCTGTTGGCATTAGAAGTGCGTTAGCTAAAAACCTTGTGGACTCAGGGCTTGCAAAAAGAGCAGGTAGTTTGGCTGTGGCCGACAGCCCTTCGAACTTGCTACTTACTATGGCTGGGGACACGGTCAAAGACACAATGCCTGTCTACTCTCGGATCGGTAAAGCTGTTCGCGTGTTAGATGCCATTCCAGTAGTTGGTAACTTTACATCGTTTGCTTCTGAAAATATCCGCAACTCCTACAACACAATGCACAGAGGATTAAAAGAACTTTCGTTTAGAGTAGATGACGATTTAAAAAAGATTATTGGTAAAGAAAGGGCTGGCATACTAGAGCGTCAGATCCGGGGCATTGGGTCTCAACGACTAATATCTTTCTTAGCTGTATCCGCGGGTACGCCTGCTGCCGTTACCAAAGCCTCGATGCTTGCAACGGGAACCACGCAAGAAGAGATGGACGCGGCGGAGTCACTGGTAGGAGAGTTCTACCAAGGCCACGCCTTGGGTGTTATCAGCAATGACGGCCGCGGCAGAATGCAGTTGTTCGATCAGAGTTTTGTTAATCCTTACGGGTTTGTCCGAGATCCAATCATCAACGCCATGCGTACATTTCAAGAAAAAGGCGAGCTTAACGCCAGTGACGTAGAGAAAATTACCGCTGCTTCTTGGGCCGGGATTCTTGGATACCTTGAGCCCTTCGCTTCTGAGTCTATTATCTTTGAGCGCGCGCTGGACGTTCTCCCTTCTTCATGGCTAGGACGAGGTGGGGAAACTCAGACAGGTTCAAAGATTTATCAAGATGGAGAGAGTCTAGGATCAAAAGTATCTCAAGGTGTGACGCATATGCTAAGTGCGTACATCCCTGGTTATGCCCGGATGGCTACAGAAGAACGTGGTGGAGAACTTCAAGCTGGACGTTTATATCGTGCTCTATCTGGACAGCCAGGAACTCGAGGGCAAACGTTTACAGGTAACGAAGAGTTAGCTAGAGCGGTCACAGGGATGACTCCAATCACTCTGAACACACGAGAAGACTTTACATTTAAAGGCGGAGAATATTTGCCGCTCCGTTCATCTGCAAAAAGCGTGGCGACTCGTGTGATTAAACGAGCCGACAGCACAGTAGAACAGATGACTGAATCTTGGAATACATATCTTGACAACCTGTACCGTGAGCAAAGCAAGTTGTACTACAATGTACAGCAAGCACGGAAACTAAACGCTACGGACACAGACCTTACACGTCAGCTAAAAAGCGCGGGACTGGGGGCTGCTGAAGTTAAGGCTATCTTAGATGGTAGGTTCTGGCCTGGGTTGGCTTCTAAAGAGCTCATCAAAGAAATAAGAATGACAATGCGCTCCGAGGACCGTGCTCCACGGGTCATCCAAGACATACCATGGGGCACGTTTAATGGGTTATCTAATGATGTTCGCAACCAGCCGCTTTCCCCAGAGGTTGGGGCTCAAGAACGTGCTGCTCGATTAGCTGCGAAAAGAGCTAAGATAGCTCAAGAAACAGACGCCGCTATAGCTAACGTAGGTCAGGGTCAAGTTCAGGCTCCGGTGCAAGTTCAGGCTCCGGTGCCGCTGGTACAAGAGGTAGTTCAACCGACAGAGCCTCAAACACTTTTAGACACAGCGAGTGGCTTCGTAAGCAACGCGGCAAATACAATCGGGGATGTTGGCACGGACATAATTGAAAGTGCTAAAACCTTTGCCCCAAGTTACTTCGGGGACCGCAAGAACCAAGAGATTGCAGAGCGGGCGCAAAGAGGTCAGTAAGTACTGACTGTTAGCTTAATGCCATTGCCGCCGAACAACCGAACTATCTCATCGGCTGCGGCTTCCGTCTCCTCCAACACATCTCGGTCATTGGTTAGGGCTGCTAGGTTTAAGGTGGTCCCGATGAAGTCCATGAGGGCTTCTACTTGCATCGGATGCATCTGTTTAAAACCGAGGCTCTCCATTTTCGGATCAATCATTCTATGTCTCCCCAATCTGCTTGGATATCTACGTCAATTTTAGATGGCACCTTGAGCTCTACGCCTGTTTCCATAAGTTCTTTGATGTGGTTCGCTTGCTCCGTGCTATCTATGTTAAAGCATAGCTCATCATGAACTGTCAGCATAGGGGTATGTCCCGCTTGGTAGCAATCAAGCATCGCTTTCTTAGTCTGGTCGGCCGCCGATCCTTGGATCAATCTGTTTAACGCCTTGTAAGTAAACGCTCGTTTGATGCCGTTGGGGCCGCCGTATTCTTTCTGAGCCTCATCATGTGGCAGGGCTTTGCCGGTGCCGAACTTAGTTGGCTCCCAAAGATGAAACCTGCACTTGCGGCCTAGTAGAGTACGGATCTGCCCGTGGCTAGAAGCTCTACGAGATGCCATCTCAGCAAGCGCCTTAACAAACGGGACTTTGTTGCGGTGCTGGGTCATCAGTTCTTTGGCCCCTTCGAAGGAGACATCGATCTGGTCGGCTAGTTTGCCTGCCCCCATGCCATACATGATTCCCAGGTTCACGGCCTTGGCTTCCTTGCGGCTAATGCCCGCTAGGTCGGCAACCATCTGGTGCAAGTCTACGTCTGAGGTGTTGTATTCATGGACGATGTCGTCAAGAAGATCCTTGCGAGGCATGCTCCCCACGCTGGCCGCGAAGTGTACCAACAATCTTGGCTCTTGGCTAGAATAATCGAACGATCCCCACTTGTATCCGTCCTCTGGTATAAACAACCCACGGATTAACTTCTTGATGTCCTTGTCTCTCGCCGGAATCTGCTGGAGGTTGGGGTTCGAAGAAGAGAACCGCCCAGTAACCGTGCCGCCTTCGTCCCTGCGCGTGGAGTGTAGCTCGGTATGGATGCGACCGTTGTGCTCATGCCGCAGGATGCTGTCGATGAACGTGCTGTCAGCCTTGTCGAACTCACGGAGCTTAACTAACTGTTGGCAGATTTCTGACGGGTGACTGTTGAGCCACGATTTTGTGAACGAGACAGCGCCCTTCTCGGTTCTGGGGTACGTCAGACCCATCTTGTCAAACATCTTTGCAATGGATGCGGACGCCCAGATGTCAACTTCTACACCACTTTCCTTTTGAATAGATTTACGAAGCTCTTTAGTTTTATTACGGATAAACTTCTTGTTCCTCTCGGCCTTGTCCAAATCCACCCGTACCCCGTTGCTCCGCATGTCCAGCATGCAGGGGATCAGGTCAGTCTCGATGTTCCAGATGTGCCACAACTCTTGCTCTTCAAGCTCTATCTTCAGTGCGTTCCATAGCGCCAGTGTTGCCACGGCATCCCGCTCGGCGTAGGCGCCAACATACTTAGGTGGCAACTTCCACATCTCCGCCTTTGGGTTGATGCCCCACTCTTGAGCCGCAGCCTTCAACAGCTTCTCATCCTTACGAACGCTGGCATAATCCCGAGCCATAGCGTCAAGCCCAAAGGACCAACGGTTCTCGTCCACCAGAGCACCGGTAATCATAGTGTCAATGATCCGACCCTTGATCTCTACACCCTCGGCTCTCATCCACCCCGCATCGTAGGTTGCGTTGTGCATAATCACGTTCATGTCAGGCACGGCCATCTGCTTGGCAAGCCAGCGCATTGCAATCTTAGCGTCTAGGTTGTGGCCGTTGGCATGGCGGATCGGGAAGTAGCCCTTGTATTCTCCGGCGGCCACAGCAATCCCAATGATGTGACCGTCCTTACGAGCCCAACCTGGGCCCAAGGTCTGGATGTTAGGATCCTTGGTCTCAAGGTCCACGGCCACATCTTTGTAGCCTGTTAAATCAGGAAACTCCGTAGGGATATTCCAGTCCTGATCAACTAAGTTTAGCTCTCCCTTGAACTGGTGGTGCAAATCGCTGCCAAATAGATTAGTCATTCTTAGTAACTCCGTACTTAGTCATGCGCTCGTTGGATTCGCGTACCCTCTCGGAGAACTCACCCCCAAGGGCAGTGTATCCTGCCTTGTCCGTCCATGAATCGTCATGATCCAGCGTATTAAGCAGCCGAGCTGTCTTCACCCAGTCCATCATCAACACAACGTGCTGCGCAGTCAGGTAGCCGTGGCTTATCAGAGCCCCGTTCATGATGATGTTCCACCCCTCGGCTATTCTGCTGTGGTTGTCGAACGCATCGCCGTAGTCCTTGGCCCTCGGCCCATTGATCAGTTCTTTTGCGGTGTCTAGGATCTCATCACGTTTCATCTTCTTTCTCCTTTGGGTAATAAACTAACACAAAAGTGTAGCATTCAGGGCAGGAAAGATTTGAAACGATAGAATGTTCTTCGTCATCCTCACAGTCATGGTCTCCTCCCCAAATAAGTTCTGTCGTACAGTGCGGGCATTTCATTTTCTTAATCCCTTCTTGATTTAGGTCTAACGCTGACCTTTACAGCAGTCGGATGGTCATACGAATAGAAGATATGATACCCAATACGCGCAACCCTATGTAGTTTCTTGCGCCAAACTGGTCGAACATCTGGTGTGTGGTAGTGATCAGCAGTACTGGGCGGCAAGATGTAAGGATCGTTTATGATCTCAACCGCAAGCTTCTGTGCTGCGGCCCAAGCCACTTCGTCCCTGGGCGTAGGCGCATTGCCCTTTCTATAGAACGAGAACTGACGGTCTTGGGTAATGACAGCGCACATAGACGATGGCCACCTGCGAGACTCCATGCGGTTCATGATCACCCGCGCTACCATTAGCTGACCGTGGAGTGGTTCACCTCGAGCCTCATGGTATAGGGCCAGCGATAAACATGCCGCCGCCGCTATCAAAAGAACTGCGCCGCTACGGTGACAGCAATAAGAAAGTAGGCGAACACAATCACCCACGGAGCTAACCGCTTAATTATTTCTTCTATCATATTGTGTACCTGTAGTTGTTGTTAGATTGTAGAATATACAGAGAGTGTCTTGCCCTTGTGACGCCAACGTAGAACGCACGGTGCTCGTCATCAGGGTGCTTGCTCTCGACACACGCCTTGGTGGACGCGGTATACACCACGCAGTTGTCGTCCTCGCCCCCCTTCATAGCGTGGAACGTAGAGATATTAATCCGTGGCGGGGACAAAAGATTGTCTCCTCTTCGCTGGATAGCCTCGATGTACAGTCGCATGCTGTGAGCCACCTTCAACACATCGTATGCCGCATGGTCCGCGCCGCGCAACAAGCCGTAGTCCGACATCAAGGCCGCCATGTCTAGCTCGTCTTCTGGTTCCAAAGTGTCCAGTCGTTTGGTTGCGCCACGCTTTACCACCGCGTCATCTCCCTGCTTGGGCAGCCCCGAATACAACTTCTTAATCCGCTCAACGCCCAGCTTCTTATCCTGGCACAGCTCGTCCCATGCCATGATGTTCTCAATGAGCTTCTCCGATATGCTGGACCGGCCCTTGATCGAGAACTTAAAGCCAGTCCTGTAGAACCACTTTGCCATCTCTCTGACATAGGTGTTTGTCCTTGCCATCACGGTCCACGATCCTTCGCTGAACGGGATGTCCTCCATGTTCCAAACAAATTCTACCTCGCCCAGTTCCTCACGGGCAAGAAACTCTTTATCAACCCGAGAAGTAATCTTCTGAACGATATGCTGTGATAACCTATGGACGGAAACAGGAATGCGGTACGACTGTTTTAAAATCTCTACATCATCAGATGAATTGATAAACAGGTCTACATTCACACCGGTCCATCGGTGCACAGCTTGATCGTCATCTCCGGCAATGATCGTGTGCTGCGAAAAATCGGCCAGCTTCTTTGCCATCTCCCACTGCAACGGGGTGAAGTCTTGAGCCTCATCGATAAACAGGTAGTCAAGGTGGGGCGGCTCCCCTATCTCGATGTACTTGTCGATCATATCAACAAAGTCATACTTGCTCATCCTTTGCTTGTACTCTTCGATCTGAGCACTAACTTGCTCGAGCTTCGGGTAGAACAGGGTCCGGTCGGCGGCTTCGTTGAACTCTCGGTCCAAAGAGATCATACGGTATCGTGCACGGGTAATCATCTGAAGGTACTGGGCGCCTGATCCTCCGAGCGTAGGCAGGTTTATCCCGTCATCCACGCTGGTCCGATCATTGCCTTCGAAGTCCAGCCCTACTATGGCCCCAACCTCTTGATAATCCGAGACCTGCATAACGTCTTGCGACTGCAAGCCTAGACCATTGAACCCAAATGAATGGCTCGTCCGCATGTATGGAAAGTCCGTAGGCTCCAACGATAATTCAGCACACGACCGAGTGACCATCTCTTCTATAGCCTTGCGAGTAAACGAAATTACCCCGATGCGAGAAGGATGTGTGCCTGCTTCTAAGGCGCCCTTGATCTCTTGGATCAAGCGATATGTTTTGCCACAGCCCGGTGGCCCCAAGATTAGTTTTGAATTAGGTATCATAGATCTTTCCCCCTTGGCCTGCTGTTCACCCAATCCTCGATCTCGGTAAGCACCCATCGGCTGGATGACCGCTTGCTGTGCTCGTCTCCAAGCACAATCGGTTGAGGGAAGTCAGTCTTCTGAGCCACCAGTTTGTAGATGTATGACTTGGACACGCCCAACATCTCGGCAACTTCTCCTACTCGCAGGAGTCTATTAGAAGGGTATGTCATCGTTCATCTCCTTGATTGGTAGTTCAATTTTATCGGCTTCAAATGCAGGGACCCACCAACATCTTATGATTGTCCTTGTCCCGTCAGACTTATGGATATTCTGTCTTGAGGAGTCGCCACCCATATCTCGAATCATCTGGATCAGATTGCCTCGGTTCTCGACCTTGAACCTGCGGTGATGCAGGTATTCAATCAGACCTTCCAGCTTAAACATGGTGGTGCCCCCGTCTGTCCAAGGCTTGCCCATATCCATCTCTTCTGGGGCCATGGCCCTGATCTGGCTGGTACAGTACGAGCGGAGGTGGTCCTTAAACTGGCCTTTTATGGTGGCTTCTTCTGGAACCTCTAGATAAGTGGCTGTCTGCATCAACTGATTGATCATTGTCTGCCATTTCTGAGCCTTCACTGTCGGAGGCATGATGTTCATCTGCTCCATACAAGCACGTTGCCACAGAACTTGGTTCTGCAACTGCTCGGTTGATAGTTGAATGCGTCCGCCGTTTACGTCCATGAAGTAGACACGGGGTTCAGACAACATGATCGTCAGACCTCCCACCTCGGGCGCATCAGGAGCATCCTTGCCTATCCCAAACTTACGCACGGCACACACGACTGGATCACAGTAACTCTTGAACGGTTGGTCCTTGCATGTGTAGCCCCAGTCCTTCTTGGTCAGAGACTTGCGGAGGTTCAGAATTTCATGTGACGGCAGCGGATCCGCGCAGAGAGTACGGTTGTCTTCCTCGAGACGCGCTTCCCAGTCATCGCTGTATTTGAGCTTGTCATAGACGCCACACATAAACATAGTCTTGTTGCGCTCTTCATTGATCGGACCCTCGGCAAACAGATGCTCCAAGCACGGCGGCCCATCGGTGAAATGCTTACGCTCTCCCGCAAACTTCAAGCCCTCAAGCTCTGGCAAAGAGATCCTAGCCTTCTCTACTGCATCAAGGAACTCATCAAGCTCCATCGCTTCGTTTTTCTCGTCAAAGCAGTACCTCTGGGGCAGCTCGGCGTTGAAGTAGGGCATGTTAATAAAGTTGCCCACATCTCCACGCTCGGCAATGATCGTGTCCTGCTTCGGGAATATCTCGCACCCGCTGTAGCCCAGCGCAATCGACATCTCCGACAGGTAATCTCTAACTTGTGCCGCCGTCTCCCAGTCCTGCATAAACAGGTACAGGTGGGCACCGCCCGACTTGGACCGGCAGTGCATCAAAGGTAGCTTCATCTTTTGTATCTTAGCCTGGAGCTCGCCGTGGTTTAGATCGTAGACATCTATGTCCAGACAGCCGAACTGGCATTTGTTCTCATCAGTAATAGGAATTGCGCCGACACCCTGCTTCCCATCAATGTGGGCCTGCACTAGCGCCTCGGTCAACGGCTCTCGGATTATTCGGCTCTGTGACTCGGCCTTTCCGTTACGGCCTACCCGTCCGACAATAGTTGTGCCATGTGCATTACCCGCCCCCGCAAAGGTGGCCAGCAACCTGCTTGCTTGTGACATCTTCTGCTCCTTGTTGGTGAAAAAAGGGGGACACTTGATTGGGACATGTGTCCCCCCTAAAGCTGCTACCTAGAACGGGATGTCATCGTCCAAAGGTTTAGTGGCGGCGGGAGTGGAGCTCCCCTCCTCCGACACAGCTTTTGCTTCACCCGCTGCCACGCTATCTCTGAACGCTTTGGCTTCGAGCATGAGGTCACGGTCTTCGATCAGACCGAGCTTCTCAATAGAGTAGTTAAACCACGAACCTTGGTCATTGCTCTCTTCGACAGTGGTAAACTTCCACTGCGTTGCGAACAAGGGTGGTGTGATCATTTTCCCTGACGTAGGGTGCTTGATCTTCTGCATAGCAATCTGGGTCTTCCAACGACGGCTGACCTTCAACTGCGTAGACTTCATGTCGATCACGACAGGCTGACTAATGCCGTCCCCATCTATCACCAAGCAGTAATGCTGATCCGACTTCACTAGCTCGTTGCCAGTAGGTAGGATTTCTTTGGCTCCTTGGCGCTCGGTGCGCTGTAAGATAGGATCGGTTGGGCTGATCTCGCCACGAAATCCTCCGCCTTGATCACGCGGTGTGAACTCCAGATACTTAGTGGTCTGGTAGCATGGGATCACTGTGACGCCCTTGTCCGCAGCAAAGAACTGTTGGGTGACAGTATTAAACATGTCGCCCTGTTCAGCGCCCTCGATGTAGTCTGCTTCGCGCTTCTTCAACTGTGGTGACATAGCTTGAAGCACACGAACGAACGGGATCTGCATCTCGCTACTGTCGTATGTTGCGCCTTCACCCGCGAACTCAAGGATGTCGTCCATTAAGTCTGTGCTTAACTCTGCACTTTTTTTCGTAGCTACTTGATTACCCATTATCTTTCTCCGCTTTCTTTTGTAAGTTTTGAATCACTTCAACCAACTCGTCGTTATCAAATGATGATCTCGACAATGGGCGTTTGGGGTTGCCGTCCTCATCGTACTCTTCACGCTCGATGCGGTCCATTTCCCTCATCATCATTTGTTTTGAAATGCTCATTATGCTTTCCTCTTTATCTGTGCTGTGTTTGTTACGAATGCCCCGAACATGTCGAGATCAATCGCTTTACCATCTGTGATGCGCTCTCTTACGAACGCCTTCAATGTGGATGGATGTACATGCGTCTTGGTACTTGGATCAAAGCCGCGCTCCTGCAACAGTCCGACCACGTCGCCTGCTACATTGTCTTGGCCCTTGCCAAAAGAAAGAATGACATCGTTCTTTATGATGTCGTCTAGCTTGTTGTCGCGGAGCCAATCATACGCTTCCTCCCTACGGTCAACAGGGATCGATGCGCTAACAACCATCCTCCGCTCTACAGTAAGGCCGTCAACATCCAAACGCTCAACACCCATCTCGTCCATTAGAGCGGGGATGTTTTCCACAGAGAGCTTATGCTTCTTTTGCTTGAGTGATTTAAGGTGGGTTTCAGAAGTAGTAATTTGATCTTCTACCTCACGTAGTTTTCGAACCAGTTGGCTGAGTTGCTTTCCAGTTCCTACATCAATGTTGGCGACTGCGTCTGCCTCATCGAAATAGTCTTCAAAGATATCGTTCATTACTGCTCCCCCTCGCTTTGACGGGCTGCATTTTCAATCCACGAATCAATTGTGCTTTCAAGCCATCCCGAGGCTTTGCCGCCTTGGACTAGTTTAAAAGGGGCTGGAAATTTACCCTTTGTTATCAATTCGTAAATTGTTGGTGGCCGAAACCCTACCCTTGATGGTAGGTCTTTCATCCGCAAAATGCGGACGGGTTTATTGCTGTTCATAAGTTTTTCCTCTTCAGGGTTGATTTATCCGGTAGCTTCATGCTATCCGTAATGTGGACAATAGTGGAGCTATGTAATGACTGTCAAGTTAAAATATAAATTAAAACCATTTGACCACCAAATAGATGCCCTTGAATTTGGGTGGGACAGGGCAGAGTTTGGTTTGTTCATGGAGATGGGAACAGGGAAGTCCAAGGTCCTTATAGATAACATGGGTATGCTGTACCTCGATGGGCAGATCGACTTCGCTTTGGTCATCGCACCCAAGGGTGTGTACCGCAACTGGGTGGCCAAAGAAATCCCCGAGCATATGTCTGATGACATCCCGCATCGAGTGATTCGCTGGGTATCTGGGCCCAACAAGAAACAAAAGGAAGAGATGCGCTCAGTCCAAGATAAATTCGAGGGGCTGACAATCTTCGTGATGAATGTCGAATCATACTCATCGCTCAAAGGACAGAAGGCTGGGCAGTGGATGGCTCGTGCGCTTGGCGCAAGGGGTATGATTGCAATAGACGAATCAACAACAATAAAAAACCACAAGGCCAAACGCACTAAATCTTTAATGAAGATAGCCGCGGGCTTCAAGTACAGACGCCTCTTGACAGGCTCTCCAGTTACAAAAAGTCCAATGGATATCTATTCGCAGTGCGAGTTCCTCCGCCCAGGTCTCTTGGGTTTCGAATCATACTACGCTTTCCAAGGACGTTATGCAGTGGTGCAACGTAGAACCATGGGCGCCGCAGCCTTCCAACAGATCGTAGGGTTCCGCAATCTTGACGAACTGACCGAGAGAATAGACATGTTCTCCTTCCGTGTACTCAAGAAGGACTGCCTCGATCTCCCCGACAAGATATACACCGCGCGTTATGTCGGCATGACAACACAACAGTTCGAGATGTACGAACAGATCAGGCGCCACGCAATGGTGCTTCTCGACAGTGGTGAGATGTCCACGGCGCCCGCTGTAATCACGCAGATGCTCCGGCTCCAACAGATAATGTCTGGTCATCTCAAGACTGACGAAGGTGACATGCTATACTTCCCATCAAAGAGGATGGACGCGCTCGAGGAGATCGTTAACGAGCACGATGGTAAAGCAATCATCTGGTCACGGTTTCGGTACGACATCATCCAGATCACAGAGATGCTGAACAAGAAGTTTGGCGAAGGCTGTGCGGTGTCATACTTTGGTGACACATCGGATGATGATCGAGCCGCCGCCGTTGTTAACTTCCAGAACCCCAACCACCCGCTCAAGTTCTTTGTCGGCAACCCAGCAACCGCTGGATACGGTCTGACTTTGACAGAAGCAAATCTCGTAGTGTACTATGCCAATGACTTTAATCTGGAGACGCGCATCCAATCAGAGGATCGTGCTCACCGGATCGGTCAGAAGAACAACGTGACGTACATCGATCTGATCTGTGAAGGCAGCATCGATGAGCGCATTGTTAAAGCACTACGCACCAAGATCGATATCGGTGCAAAGGTTCTAGGAGAGGACGCAAGAGAATGGCTAAGTCTGAAACCCACGAGCATGTGATCGAGGCGATCTGTGATTTCAAGAAAGGCTGGACCAACCTAGATAGCGCAACAAAAGAGTTAAGCGATCTGGCTGGTCTACTGCCTGATGTGTCCGCCGCGCTTCTTAAAGGCATGAAGAGTAACAACGTCACACAGATCCGAGGCTACACAAAAGAAAAGCCCTACCAAATTGCTGGCAAGAAGGGCAAGCCAAACGAGGCAAAAAAATAGCCCCCGTGAGGGGGCCAGTTGATGATGGGACCACAGGCTTGAGGTCCATCGAGCAGTAGGTAATTGTTAAGTTAACTCGGCTTGTTTGGCAAGTTCTGATCTGGCCGTGTCAGCCTCCCGTATAATCACAGTGAGCTGTCGTGCCATGGATCTCTGTTCTGATGCAGCCATCTTCCGCAACATCCCAACGTCTTCTTTAAATACCGCAACATTCTGAAACACTGGAGCGGTAACCTCTTTTTCTTTTTTCGTCCGAGCCATGTTTTGCCCCCCTTAGTTGTGTCTGTAATATATAACTTGTACTTAATACACAAGTCATATCCATTTAAACCTGTAGCACCGAAGGATCTCGTAGTTGTTTTCGTCACTATCAAAGTACTTCTGAACAGCTTCGACTTCTGTTGGCATCATAAGTGCGTCAGCTACTTCTCCCGCAGACATGAACTCATCATACCCAGTATCCAGGTTACTCATATACTCTTTAATGCGCTCAGATAAGGAGATAGACGGCACCACATCAAGCACAGCCGCACGAATGCACCGCCATGGTATTGCTTTACGTTTGTCCTCGTAGTTGGGGATGCAATGAGCCATGAGTATCTCAGCGCCCTCTAGTTTAAGCCGGTCCACGATCCTTTTGTTGAGGAACACTGTGTCGCCCTCCTCGTTGGATGCGAACGCGCTACCAGCAACGCTGATGTCTTCAACCATAATGCGCATGGGGTGTGTTTCGAATGCGGTTCTTTGTGGTGTATCATTCATAGTTTTATTCCTTAATTTATATATCCATGGAACGGGGTAGCCCGTACTTCTGGCTGGTTTGGCTGATGGCCTGCTGTGATGTGTCCATCACCGATGCAATATCTTTCTGAGACATGCCCATGCGCATCATCCGATTGATCTGTTTGGCACGGGGTGACAGTGTATCTTTGGTTGAAGTCGCCATGCCATCTTTGATATCGACACCGCGTTGCTTGGCACTGGAAGTGTGATCGTTCTCTTTCTTTACTAACGCCTTCCACAATCTTGCATACATCTCTTCATATTCAACACTCATATTATCTTTCCTCCCTCTCTTAAATTCTTTACAAAGTTTTTTAGTTCTTCGCGCGCGGCAAACAGATCGTTCTGCGCTGCGGATGACGCATGCCATCGCCACTGCTCCTCTTGGTACTTGTCTACCTGTTGTTTTAAGAACTGTAGTTGTGAGGCTTGAAACGCCGTCAGATCACTATCGGCCATTAGTGCATGCTCCCTTTTGGGATTGAGTCTTGAGCCTCGTTCACTACGGTCAGCATGCGACCAATAGAAGTGAAGGCCAGCGCCATGTCCTTCTTGCCCAGATACATGGAGGCCAAGCTCATTAGGCTAGACGCAATCTCCTCTGAGGTTAAGTTGTTTGGCATCATCAGGTTTAAGCAAGCAATCCAACGACCCTTCTCATCGAGGTCACCGTCCGGCACTTGAGCCTGCTCATCGCTCCCGTCAAGGATCATGGCAACAGTCCAGTAACTGTGCTTATGTTTGGCAACTTCCAGCCAGTCTTCAACCTCGGCCCACGTTTCCAGGATCATGTAGTTCCTGGCTGGTACGCTACTCGTGTTTTCCCATGTCACTTGGTACATCACCAATCCTCCTTGATGTTAATTTTTCCCGACCCGTTGCAATCTTCGCAAGCCAGCCACTCGCCATACAATTCCCCTATGTCACGTCCGAAGGGTGCGGCATTGCCCTTTCCGCCACACTGGCTACATTCTTTTTGCTTAGTTTCTTGAAGCGCGGCGAGCGCGTCCATTTTATCGAACTTTTGTTTCAGCCTACAATCTAACCACAATGGTATGCCCAACGGTATTTCTTTCCATTTAGCCATCACCATCTACTCCCGAATACTTTTGCGAATACCTCGTCCAATAGACGATCCATATCTTGACTACTCATGTTCAACACACCCATAAAAAAGTTAAAGTAAAAAAACAGATTGCTCCGCCTACGATAATCCCGCAGGCAAAGCCAATCAACGCGGCGAAGTCAGTGAGGTTCATTGGTACACTCCTCACAGATCGTGGCGTCCTCGCCCACGATTAACGTCACCCAGCCCTCGCACTCAGTGCACAGGCGCTCCATTTCTTTCCCGCCGTTGCACGTCCCACAAGTCACGGTCTTGGTGTCCATGTACCCAATGTCACGGCCGAAGCCTTGAGGCATCGGTGCGTCCTCAAGCACGGTCCCATCTCCATGGCACTCGGGGCACGGGTCCATGACGGGCGTCTCTTGCAACCGCATGAACTCTTCTTTCATACGTCCCATTACGATCTCCCCTGCCTTGCCATCATCTCCTCAAAAGTTTCCCGCAGATCTAAGTCGAATGTTAAGGTCAACCTCCACTCATCTGCACACGATAGATGGGCGGCCATTTGATCGGCCATCTTCCAAGCGTTTTTAAGAAATTCGTCGGGATCTGGACCGTCTTCGTAATGATCCGCGGTGATAGACGTTGACGAGATGACTTTGTTGTCAACGTCCCGTAGTTTGATTTTCGCTGTCATAGACATTGTTGTTTCTCCTCTCCAAAAAATGCGTCAATCCAATCGGCCTCGCCATAATCGCAGACCTCGTCCCCGCCATCGTTGCCCAGAACTATGAAGGCCCAAGATTCTTGGTTACCTTCTTTGTCGAAGAAGAACATATGGCTTTCATCGACACCCTCACACGCATCAATAACTTCCTTGACGCTCGAGGAACGCACGACTGTGCACTCTCCATCTGGGTCACCGTCATCAACAGATATAGTAAAACCCATTGTGTTGATTGCGTATCGTGCCAGTGCTAAATGCTGTTTCATTATTCTTCCTCCTCATAAACATCCTTGTCTAAATTCATGTCCTCTTCGTCTTCATCCTCTGCTGGAACCCAGCATTCGTCCAAACCGTCTTTGTAGGTGCCCTCAAACATGCCCCCCTCGTCTTGGTAATCGGCTTCGACCTTGCACCCCAAGTCAACCAACCTGTCCCAAATAGGAATAGGTGGAGCCCAAGCTGTCCAACATCTGAACTCAACCTCCTTTGTTGTGCCGTCACCAATAAGCCGCCGACCGACCCCTTCAACCTCGCAGACATCCCACTTGGTGCCCCAGTTCTCGTTGCGCCACTCGTACCAAGCACCAACATTTCCTTGGTCTGGAGCAACCCACATCTCGAACGGCATCGGCGCTATCAAATCGCAGAACCGTGCCTCGCTATGCATAAGGTTTTCTTCTATTTGTGAGATCAAGGCCCGTGGACCTGTGATCGTGACTTGTTGGTCGCAATGATTTGGCATTATACTTCCCCCTTCTTAGAAAGCTCGAGGTAACTTCTCAGGACCCGTACACTGAACCACTGACCACGGTCCTCGAGCTCAACGTAACTACCGCTCTCGCCAGTGACGTAATTGTAGAATGTGTTGGTGTACCGCTGGTCCTTGGATGCTTGAAAATACGCATGCTTTACGCCCATGTCCCTGAGTAAATGGTTAACTGCCACGCAGTTGATCTCAGCCTCCTCAAAGGTCTTTGCCTCTGGAAGCTCGATCCAAATGGACGGCTCGCTGAATGGTGTTTGTTTTGGCATAATATATATCCTTGTGATTTAATTGAGGTACTTGTGTATTACACACAAGTAGTATTTGACATTTAGTCAAAGGTCAAGTTTTTATTTTCAAGAGGCTTGGGTCACGGTCCTCGGATCTTGGTCCTGAGAACCGTGAGAACACTATAGACGTTATTTCTAGATTATTTATTTTTTTTTAAAAATATATTCCAAATCTAGTGTTCTCACTGTTCTCACTGTTCTCACTACCTTGTTTATATACTCCATTCAGCCCCACTTCTGAGAACACCTGAGAACATTGAGAACACTTCTAAGAAGAAAAACCTTATAGGGCACTGGTAAAGACTGACATTGTAGCCGTTGCACCGTTCTCACTGATGGTTTAACTTGTCTGTAACAAACAACGGGGCTGACATGTCTACTGACAAGAAAAAGATTGAAGATGAACACGGTCGAACGCTGACAAATCGACAAACTACCTTCGCAAGACACATCGTTGAGGGGATATATTCGAACGCGGATTGCGCTCGTAAGGCTGGGTACTCTGTCAATGTAGCTGCCAAACAGGCATCGATCTTGCTTAACGGGCGCGACTACCCTCATGTGCTGGAGTACATAAAGGACATGCGTGAGGAGCGGGAGCGCAGGTATGGGGTAACTACCATTGGTCAGCTTGAACGGCTTCACAAGCTCTCTGTGGGCGCCGAGGAGAACAACCAATTTTCTGCCGCCATCAATGCCGAGAAGATACGTTCCGCGCTTGGTGGTTTGACCATCGATAGGCGGGAAACAATCAACACCATTGATCAACTTTCCCGCGATGAAGTCACGGCTCGACTTGCTAAGTTGCAACAACAATATCCGCAAGCATTTATGGTAGATATAACACCGAAGGAAACATCCGATGAGCAAGGGCCCAGAGGCGAACTTTTGGAACACGATCCGCAACAATTTGCCGAAGAAGTGCTTCGCAACGAGGATTGAAAACAAACACGGGGGCGGTGTTCCTGATGTTCACATGGTCTGGGATGGCATACCAATCTGGATCGAACTCAAGGTAAGCAATGTCAACGCAGTAAAAGTCTCGCCTCATCAAATCGCTTGGCACATGGCATATTGCGCGCGCGGGGGTCTAAGTTTCTACTTAGTAAGAAGGTCCAAGCAGGGTGACATAGTTTTATTTGACGGTGATCAGGGCTCCAAACTGGCCGATGGCGGGTGTTCTGCGGCCCGTGGCACGGTATTCAAGGGCCCAGGTGCGATGTTCGAGGTTTTGCGGCCTGTTTTGCTGGATAAGTTGAGCGCAGTCTTGCGGCCCGCGGCCGGCGGTTAGGTCTTGCGGCCCGCCGCCGCAAATATCCCAGCCGAGTGCCCTTGCACGAGGCCAGAAACACTGTGCGCTCTTGGCGCTCCATTCTTTGCCCTTGGATATTCTGCGCGACTAGCGCACCTTTTCTCTTTTTTCCTTGGATATTCTGCGCGACTAGCGCCCATTTTTAAAAAAAGGTAAAAAAGGGAGCCGAAGCCCCCTTCATATTACATATCGAACCCCATCCTGCCGCAGTAGTCTGTCTTTGACTCCCAAGGTTCTTGGTCGAGCTCGTCCATGTATCGGTCAGAGTCGGACTCACCGTTGTCATCTTCGTTGTACCAGTCGTCGGGATAGTCTTCCTGATGTCCCTTCAACAGTCTGTGGGTAAGCGAGGCCTCGACTTGCTGTTTGCTATTGATGACCCCTGACTTCTTAATTTCTTTTTCGACTGACTCTCTGTTGTACTTACTCATGTTCATCTCCTAATGTTGAACGATTGCGATTGACTTGGCGAGACTTGATCCTTTGCACAACTTACACGCTGTACATTGAACTCGTCGTCCTGCCTCCTTTGATGCGGGGCAAAGTATCTCCTTGGTTTTGTCCAAGTCACCTAAGTCCGCAATTACTCTGAACGTGCGATGTCCAGCTTTCCAGTGCTCGACTGCTTCGGCCATGGTGTCTGCACTCTGCATCGCTATGTCTGGCCGCCACCCCGACTGATGTGAGTACGCCAGCCATGACTTGCATTGTTTGAGCAGTTGGTCCCATACCCACGATGGCACGGCGGCTGGATCCCCGTAGGTTCCGATCCGAACGATACGGTCAGCTCCCAAGGATTGTATAGTGTCTGATGATAAAGCCAATTTTGCTACGGGGTAGACTCCTCTCTTGTAGGCTTTGTAGACGATGGTTGGTCCTTGGCCAAGGTTGACGTAGCAGTCTCGCTTAACCGCTTGCTTACGAACTGGGTCCGTGGTTGGAGTTCCACGAAACTTGCAGTCTCCACAGATGCTGAAGTCTTCGCCGGACTTGCTGGCCTCGAGCGGAGAGATGTCTGACCGTATGATGTAGGTCTGTAATACCTTACCGGTCTTGGTGTTGCGGTCAGAGTATGTTGCTATGACGACAATCGGTTTACCATCCAAGAGGCTAGGCCCGTTGTATATGATTCCGTTCTTCATGTTAGTGCTCCTTAGTTGAGTTGGTGCGGGGACCGAAGCCCCCGCGGTTAGATTAGTCGAGCGTGGTGGTGAATGTTACCGAGCCCAGCGCCTCTTGAATTTTGTCGCTCAAGTCGACGTCTTCCTCGACCATTTCAGTTATCTCCTGACGGTGATCTTGGATATCGAACTCGGCGACGCTGTCCGACATGTCAGCGACCCTCTGTTCGATACGTTCGTCCACCTTGTCCTGAATGATGGCCATGATGAGATCGGCTAGTTGATTAACATTATCCATAGTGCTTGCTCCATTCTGGTGTGCTTTCGACCAACTGGCCGTTCTGAATTACTTCTGACTTGTACGTGTCGCCGTACTCGAAACTGCCGTGAGTGTACGGTGACTTGGCGGCGATGTGCCAGATATCGAAGGGCGACCCCTCGTTTTCCGGCATCTTACGGGTAGCGAGGATGCGCCACTCCCATCCCGTCCGGTCGTTTTTGTAGACCGCGTATGGTTCTTCGACGGGTTGAGTTTTCTTAAACGGATTTGGCATTGATGGTTTCCTTATTAGTTGATTGTTGTATAGCGAGGTTCCAAGCCATTCCCGCTGCGACCCAGAGGTGGACTCGATCTTCCCTTGGGTGTTTGTCAATCCAAGCCTCGAGTGCCTCCCAGTCGTCTGGGGTGTTGACGAATCCAAGTTTCTCTATAGCCATAACAGCCTCCTTAGTTGATTGTGGGGGTCGGACCATCCAACCCCCGTTAGTAGTTACGCTTCGACCGGCTCGTCCACCTTGTCGGCTTTGACTTCGACATGGTACTCGATAGTCTCGACTTGACGTCCCGCCTGCCACTGCATGGTGTCTGCCGCATCGGTATAAGCCGTACGCAGGATGTCGTGGAGCTCTTTGTGGAGTTCCCTCTCGTCCGACAAGTCGCTGTAGCCAGCCCCATGCTTAGTGAAGAACCTGTCGATTATGGTCAGCTCGTGGATGGTGAGTCTAAGTGGTAGTACGAGTGATCCGGTGTTTACATAAGATAGTTTAGCCATGATGGCCTCCTTGTTGGTTGGGTTAAAAGATTAGAATGGTATTTCGTCTGAGTCGGGATCCCACTGTACGTTAGCAGCTTCCGCATAGTCCAGCTCAATCTCCACGTACTTCCAGTATGTATCCTCGACGTACTCGTCATGAAGCTGTTGGAATAAATCTACGACCATGATGGCCTCCTGTTTTTAGTTGAAGCCAAGCACTCATAACGACGTTCTGCCGTTACCAACTTGGCGGAGAAGGGGTGTAATAAGAAGGAGGCGTGGCCCCTTGGTCCGCCGACGTAAA